ATAATTTCTGCCTCAACATCGATACCGTGCATGGACTGTGCGTCCTGTGCGGCTTCGAATGTCCAGCGAGCCTGTAGCTTACGTGTCTTGGCTTCTACTGGTTGCTTCAAGATTTGGATTGAGATCTGGTTACCACCGTCACCTTCCATACCAGCAGTAGCACCTGCACGACCTGTTGTGCTTGTTGCACTGGTTGTGCCGGAATATGCTGTTGCAATCTTGAATGGACTTAGTGCTTCATCACCAGCTACTGTGTCTGTATCGAATGGTGAGCTAGCTGTTGATGTAACAGACTCAGCATAACGAACACGTAGAGTGTGAATCTGGCCAACTGGGCCCTGCATTGGTTGAACACCAACGATTTCGTTGGCGATAACTGTTGGCATAACACGGCGGATAACTGGTAGGATAACACGGTTAAGTGTTGCTACGTTTCCGCTTGATGTTGCGCCGGTTGATGCTGCCTCTGCGAGATACTTCTTAGTATTCTCTAGGACAACTGACATGCTGCTGCGACGTGAACCTTCAAGGCCCTCAAGTAGGGCGTCTTTGGTCTCATCCCAACGGCTTTCTAATAGTACATCTGACATTTTATTGTCTCCTTTGGTACCTTACTTTAGGCCTGCCAACTGGCGTAGTTGAATAATATTAGTATCATCCAATTTTTCTACAGCCGGTTGTGTTTTTGTTTGTTTATCTCCTGTTACCTCACGGCTTTCAGAAATTACTTTCTTAGTAGCCTTGGGTGCAGCACCGTCTAGTACTGCAGGTAGATAACGTTCGAAAGCGGGTTGTAACTTACTTGTTTGTACGCTTTCTAGAAGGTCACGCATAATTGCGCCCTTATCCTTATTGAGCTTAGATAGAAGTTTGTCCATTGTTTCTTTGCGTGTAACGCTTTCTGTAATGGCTTCTACTTGACGCTCTTTACTCTCAATAATCTGCATCTTTTCTGCGTTTGCTGCTTGACTTTCAACTAGTTCAGCATCTTTTACTTTAAGTACTGCTTCTAGTTCACGAATTTCTTTATTTTCGTTGAGATAGCTTCCGCTAAATTCACTTGCAAATGCTTCAAAGATCTTGCGTCCAAAGGTATTTTCTTTGGCTGCTTCGATATCCTCTTTGAGTTGAGTTAGTTCTTTTGTTAGATTGTTAGCAACTGACTCCTGAACAATTTTTGCTGACCGCTCAATAAACTTATCTTTGAGGGTTGCAAACTGCTCACGAGCTTCCTTAACAAGACGTACTTTTGTTTCTACAACATCGTTACGATCTTCCTGGAAGTCTCCAATTTCTTTTGCTAGACTTTCAATAACGAACTTTTCAAGGTTTCCGACAGATACGGCCTGTGCATTGCGGTCTTGAGTTAGTTCTTTAATTTCTTCTGCTAGCTTGGTTACTAGGAACTTGTCAAAAGTGCTTGATGTTTCTTGCATCTTAGCAACAAACTTAGCACGATCTTCTGAGATTGCTTTCTTTTCATGAGCAAACTCTTCAAGTTCTTTTGTGAGATTTTCAGTCACCATACGATCCAAGGCCTCAACCATAACGGATTTGTCATGCGCATATCGACGAGCAAACTCCTCACGGAGTTCTGCCCTAACCAGTTCACGAGTTTCTGTAAGTTTTGAGTCCCAGGCTTCCTGGATTTCTAACTTAGTTTCCTCATTAATTAGGTCACTATCTAAAAGTGGTTTGATAGTATCTAGCATTATAGTCTCCTAGATCTTTAAGTCCCTGATAAGACGAGTTACCTCATCTTTCAAGTATTTTTGCACTTTGTTATTGCTCCCTGCTTCGCGAGCAATTTCTAATGCATTGTGCCCATTCCGCATATTCAATAAGCCTTCATATATGGCTTTAGGATATGCATTCGGGGCACTTGGTTGTGCCACAACATCTACTGTGACAATTTCGAAACCAGATACGTTACCAGAAGATTCGTTGACTTCGCCACTTCCTCTACTACTAACGCCTAGTTTAACTCCACTCTCCATCATGGTCTTTACTAAAGTTCCCATTGGAGTAGGTAATACTTTTAACTTTCCGTAACCGTTTGGTCCATCCATCCACATTTCAGTAATCATATGGCTGACGCGATCTAAATTAATTTTAAGATCGTCGGGATGATCAACTTCACCAAGCACACTGTTGCCTGTTTTTATTTGATCATTGAGCTGCATAACGGCGTTAGAAATCTCAGAGACAGGGTAAACACGCTGGTTGGCGTTCTTTACCCCTCCCTGAATACAAATGCCCTTCATATAGAGATCCTTGCCTTCATTAGCAGTCTCAGTAACGATTCCAGCTTGATCGAAAGTTAGGTGTTCTCTAAGATAGTTCATATTATTGCCTTATCTTACGCTTTGCTCATCGTTGCGCCTTTTGGATCGGCTGCGTCTGTTTGTACGGCTGCTTTAGGTGCACTTCCGCCTGACTCTGCTGCTGAACCACTTGAGCTAGCTACTTTGCCGCCCATGTCATTCTTCTTAGCAACTGGGCCTGAGCTTGCATCGCCTTCTTCAGAATTAGATGGAGTAGCAACTTTTTCAGTGTACTCACGTACAAAAGTTTCTTCCATTTCATCTTCTTCTTCAGCGTCCATGTCCATCTCTGGCTCTTCGTCAGCGTCCATATCCATGTCCATGTCCATCTCTGGCTCTTCTTCGCCGTCCATGTCCATTTCTTCTTCGTCTCCGCCCATGATCTTCTCAAATTCTGCTTTGAGTTCGTCAAGTGCATCTTCGAGGTCAACAACACGATCTTCGATCTCTTCGTCGTCGGCTTCGTCATCTTCTACTGCTAAACCTTGTTCGTCAGCTTCAATGTCGTCGATCATATCGTCGGCAGCATCTCCGCCTAATTCTTCGTCAAAATCACTCTCTTCAACTGCTTCTGCTTCGTCTTCAGCAACTTCTTCCTCATCAACAGTTTCTTCGTCAATAAGGGTTTCGTAAATATCGCGGCTGCGCTCTACTACGATTTCGTGGAAAAGCTCTTCTGCTTTATCTGTATCTTCTGCAATTAGTAGCTCAATGAGCTGGTTAAATTTATCTGACATTTTACGACTCCTTCGTTATAAGGCAAATGTATAATTTTATTTATAGTTTATAAAAATTTTAGGGTAATATGCCCTGTTTTGAGCTCAAAAAATTTACTATACAAAGAATAATTACTATTTTTGTTAAAAGTCAAAAAAAAACCGCCCATCTTATTTCTAAGTGGACGTACATGTTGGCGCCTTAATCCCAACTTGCGAATTATTATAGTTATCTATTCAGCTGCTACAGGTACTGAGTATTGCTTTTTTATATTAGTTAATTCTTTAGCATATTCAGTAATTTTTACATCACTTAGCATACGCAATCGGTTTATCTGCTCTAGTGTAAGTCTGGTCTTACGAGTATCGGTTTTTTGTGCAACAGACATATCTTCCTTTGGGTGTACTTGCAAAGGATTCTGCTTTTTGTCTGATTCTATTAGGCTTTTTAATTTCATAGTATTATTTATGCTGGAACTTCAGTTGGCGGTGGTGTTCCTGGGATTGGGCTTTGTGCTGATCCGGTTGGACCTCCTGGTGCGCTGGCCCCTTCTCCTTCTGGCGCTTCTACGCCCTCTTCTCCACCACCCTCTTCTGGCACATCAGGCATAGCAAAGTTATCCAAATCACTTTCGATGCCACCTGGTGTAATACCAACACTACGCATGTTTGGCGTGTCAGTTTCTGGTTCGTCATTTTCTTCAGCCCACTGTCGTGAGTTTTGTGCAAGTTCTTCTTCTGTTAGTCCCAAGTATCTTTCTAATAAGAAGCGTTTACTAAAGAATGGATACCCCTCAAGTGCAGTAAATGTGCTAATCTTAGCATTATCTACTTCAGTTTCTCTGAACTTAGCAAAATTTTGTGGAGGGTTAAGGCGTAATTCAAAGCTAGCATTATCAAGCTCTAGTCCTCTCCAACGCAAGAACATTTTGAACTCTCTGTCAAATGTCTTACTAACAAGACGTTGTAGTCTCTTACAATATTCATTAAATCTATACTCTTGAATAAGAGCTGTGCCTACCCTGCCATCGTTATACCCCGTGGCGCCTTCGTCTGGTCCCGTTGGCAAGTAACTAATTGGGATACGCAATCCTCTGAATAGTTTGTTTGTAAAGTATTTGAGGTCGTCAATTTCGCCTAGGTTTGTACCACCAGGCAGTGTCTCAACTTTTGACCCTCTGCCTTCTGCTGTTTGAGGAAAGAAGTAATCCTCGTTTGTACTTAATGGATTGTATGTGGTATCCATGATGTTGGTACCACCGCCTGTTGTGCTTGGAATACGTCGCTGATGTATCTCGTTTTTAACACGCTCAACAAAAGCCATGGCCATGTGTGCTGGCATGTCACCAACATCAACATAGAATACTCTACGTTCTGGAGCACGTTGGATACGATAGATAATAATCGCATCTTCTAGTAATTCTTTTTGTTTGAAAACTTTGAATACGTTTTCTAGTATGCTGTTACCAAAGGGCCAGTTTGTGTCTAAACCTTCTGTTAGCGTGGCATGAACAACATGTTCTGCGCCAATAGCTTTTTCGTTAATAGCATTATCAAATCTGCCGCCGCTCATAGAACCAGCACTGGTGTACACATTACTGGGCTGTACATATCCAGTCTGTTTGTGATCGCCCTGACGATGATAATCATCAGCATGTGTAGCTTGTGTGGCAGTTAAGTTTTGAAAGTTAGGATTAATGTCTTTGCAAACATACTGCTCAGGCTGTTTGCCCTCACTCTCATTTACAATAATTTTTGTGACTTTGGTCATGTCAACCCAGAACAGTTCAAATGTTTCTGGATCACGAATAAACACCTGATCGCCATACTTTAGTGTGTTACGGAACATCTTAAACAACCTCTGATTAAAGTCGTTAAGGTTATTCCAGTTGATCAACTGCTTGCTGATTGTTTCTACTTCGTTTTGACTGGGCTCTTCATGAAAGTGAATATCCCATCCAGTGTTATTCTCTTCGTTTGACTGAGTACAAAACTCTGCAAGAATATCCAGTGCGGCGTTGATTTCACTGTCAACGTCCATGTTCTCATACTGGCTGTAACGCTCAATACGGTTTGGATGGCCAACATAAACCTCAGGCAACTGGCTTGCATAGTTTCCGAACTTTACGTCACTATTACTGCTACTAGGTCCTGCGTTTGATAGCGGACTCTGATTAACAACTTTAAAATGTTTTTTCCAACTCATAACTTATTATAACACCTTTTCACTATTTAACCTAATATAACCTTACTATTTAACCTAATTTAACCTGTGTTCATTTTAACTTCATCAAGGGCTTCTAGTTGCCGCATACCAACCTTATTAACACTTTGAGCAATCATACTATTGCCTGCAGCAATTTCGCTTAGTAGTTCTCTGTCCTGGCTTGACAGATGTACAACATTGGTACTTGGAACGATTTGTTCTATTTGTCCCATAGTCTCTTCTGTTGTGGCGCCATCTTTGATCGCTTGCATCACTTTAGACATTTGGTCTGCCATCCCGCTGAAGGTGCCTTCTCTAAAAGCGTTTACATTGGAAAACATGTTGGACATTTGGTTTTCTGTTATGACTCCTTCATTGCCGTGTAGCATTACTCGTGTACCACTACCAAAGTCTTCCAGTAATTTACCAGTTGCTCCCAGTGACCCCGTGCGCCGTGTTGCCTCTGGAGTACCACTGTCTGCTGCATCTGCATCATCGGAATCATTTGTAGTCGTTGCTGTTGGAGTAAAGACATTTGAAGAACCTGGAAGCTTCTTCAATAGGCTATTAATAGACTCAACAATCACCCCAGATCCCTCTGCGGTCAGTTTCATTATTGTCAGCATCCCTAAATTAGCTTTCCTAACCAGATCGCCCATAGGTCCATCGATAGCGGCTGTCATAGCCTTGCTTAATTCAACACCAGTATCATGCAGCATCTTCGCATGGTTCATCATAGCGGTTGTAACTTTACCAGCATCCTTCATAAGTTCAGTGTGGTCTTGGATAACTTTATTAAGAGCACCTTCTGGACCTAATTGTGTACCTAGTTTTTTTATTCCTAAAAAGGATTTTTGAAGTGTTTCGGACAGGCCGCCGGCGCTGTGACCCACGAGGGCCAATTGCGATCCTAAATCAGCGGCGGATGCCGTTTCTCTGTCAATAGCACTTTTATCAAGACTAGCCAGAAATTCTGTAATACTTCTAGTGTCAGTGCCGGCTTTTATTCCTTTTGTATAATTTTCAATTTCTTTGGTCATAGTGGGATACATCTGCGTTAGCTGAGCACTTTGTTTTGAAGTAATCGTACCAAATTTATGAAATTCTAGAGCCATTCTTCCCATACCAGGTGCTGTTTCTTCCATTTGATTGTATAAATCCCTCATCTGGGTCCTTTCCTTACCCTTGAGTCCATGTAGAGTCATTTGTAACGTAGCGTCTTGTTGAGCTGCTTTTGTTTTTTCTCGCTCTTGCTGTAGTGTGGTGCCATTAATTTTAGCTAACTGACTTTCTATTCCTACTCGTTTCAGGGTTTCTTTGGCTACCATGTCGCCACTTCTGGCGATTTCGTCCATACTCATACCAGCTAACATTAATCGTTCAATAGTATCAGCAGTTCTTACACCCTGCTCTTCAAATCCTACGCCCATACTTAACAATGCACCGCCAACGTCTGTTTGCACAGTTTTGTTTAGTTTGGCAAACTGTCTGGCTCCCTGAGTAGTGCCACCACCAAATAATGACATAGCACTGCTACTTTTTTGCATTACGTTGGTAAGCTGAGTCATAGACAGATTAGCATCGTTTGCAATGGTACGCATGTTATCCATGCTATACCCGAAACTAAACCCACTCTGAGCTGCGGTATTATATGCATCCATCTGCTTGGCCATAGCACCACTTATGAGTCCCACACCAGCTGCTAGGGGACCGAGGATCGCGCCGACACCTGGTATTGCACGGGCAGCCGAACTCATCACACGGTTAATTTCTCCCATGGACTGTGCCATGCTTTCGCCTGTGATACTGCCAAATCTGCTAGCAGACCGGGTCATGGAGTCCATTAGGCTGGACATACCACGGCCTACCCTAGACATTCCGCCTGCGGTAGCAGCCACAGTCTCACTTAGTCCACCAAAACTACCTGATAGTTTGGTTATACTGCTTCCTGCTTGTCGTGAGCGTGAGTTAAGTGCTTGCACACCCTGACTATCAGCGGCGCCGCCATCACCAGATTGTGACTTAATGGCAGCTAAAATACTGCTAAGAGTGCTATCTTGAGCAGCATTATCTGCAACAACTGTTCCAACTCCTGGAATATCTACTGTGACTGCCAATTACTAAATCCTGGTTATATACGCATATAAATACAACTACGGTATATATAATGTATTTACCACGGAGAATGACACAGTGAGCATAGAATCCCCCACACCAGAAGAACTAAAAGTTATGCAGGAGACTCTGCAACGAGCACAAATGCAACCACAGCAATCTGGTAATCCACTTAGTGGATATATGAGAACACCACAGATTTACCTTAGTTTACCCAGCAAGGGTAAATTTTGGAAACCTGGTAGCATTGATATGCCAGCTAATGGCGAACTACCAGTACTGGCAATGAGCACCAAAGACGAACTTATACTTAAAAGTCCTGATGCATTGCTAAATGGTCAGGCAGTAGTAGATGTTATTGAGCATTGTATACCAAATATTAAAGATGCCTGGGAAATACCAGTTTGTGACTTTGATGTTATTCTTATAGGTATCCGTATTGCCAGCTATGGCGAACAGATGGAATACACCAGTGCATGCCCTGGTTGTAGTGAAACAAACGAATACGAGATAGATTTACGCAGATTTATTGACATGCAAGTAGACATATCTGGTTATGACCATATGACTGAATACCGAGATCTAAGAGTAAAACTTAAACCTGCAACATATCGTGCAATTAATTCCAATAACATGGAACAGTTTGAACAACAACGCATGCTTGCAGTTGTTAATGCTACTGATTTAACTGAAGAAGAAAAACTCAAACAATTTAATGAAGTTTTTTCCAAACTTACTGGACTACACGTCCGACAGATGGCAGAAACTGTAGAGTATATTGAAATGCCGGATGGAACCCTGGTATCTGACAGATTGTTCCTTAATGAGTTTATTGAGGGTGCTGACAGGAAAATCATTGATGTTGTCCAGAAACATCAGAAGGAAATTAACGACGGCGTGCCTGAAAAAGACATCCCCACACAGTGTCCTGACTGTCAGCACAGTTATACAACACCATTTACGTTTGACCAATCAAATTTTTTCGAATCCGTATCCTGACCTTGAGCTCTGACGAAATCCAGAAATTACTGGATGGTTATGATCAGGATACGAGAAAATTTAAGAAGAGGCTCTTGGAGGCATGCTGGTACATGCGGGGCGGTCTCAGTTACAGCGAGCTACTGAATCTAGGTGTAAACGATATTCCAATTATAGAAGAAATTATTAAAGATAATCTTGAAACTACCAAGAAGAGCGGATTGCCGTTCTTCTAAGTGGTCGGGGGGTTTTTATTATCACTTGATACGTACTCTTCAGCACGTAAAGTAAGTTTATTGCCTATGCTATGTGGGCTTAAGACTGCATCACCCTTGATATACGTGAGTTCTACCTTATCAAATAAATCAAATTTAAATCCTAAGTCCTGGATTTTGTCAACAAATTCAATAAAAGCAGCTTCAACTTCGCTTTTTGTTCTTTTATCTATAGTATCCATATACATTCCTTTAGCATCCATATACATTCCGTTTTAGGTTTAGTATTTACACCTGGACAATACTCTTATTATAACTTACTATATGATTCTGTCAACCTAAACGGATGAACTAACGTTCATCCAAACACTTCACTAACGTTCCGTGTTTGATCTCTTATAATTTGATCTCTTATAATTTGATATTACCAAAGTGTTTCAGTCAGACGGAACCAATCCAAGGTTCCGTCGATTTTGGTGACATTACCGTCGTTTATCCAGCATCCGGAAGTAGGTGTTTTACACTACTCATTGGGCTCTGACCTTTCCCAACCTACGTCGACATCATATGTGTTATACTGCATAAAACTGTTTTATGCGTTATACTACATATTACCCCTCGCTTCGTTCCTGGTGCTAAAGGGTTTTCATGAGTAATATGTGTTGTTCGAATGTCAGCAGGTCATTCTACGTCGAACCCAGGGTTCACAGAAACAACGTGTACGTGTGTAGGGAGCGCCTACTTTTTCCACAATCCAATAATAACTGATGGATCAATCTTATGTGCTGATGGTAAGGGTTCTAGGTGAGCCAGTTAGTCTTGATTTGATTCTGTAAGTATCTTTTGACTCTGATGAACACGAACACGTATGTGTCCATTATACCATTCATCTGATTCTAATACTTTATGCCTAAACTGTTCTCTTGCTTCAATGTAAGAACACTCTCCTTTACTGTAACAATAGTAGAGTATCTCACGTTTAAAGCAGCTTTTGCCGAGTGCTTCGATGTCTGCCGTTAGTGCGTCTGATGAGCCATAATAATCGCGCCAGTCTGATTCTACAGTAGTGCGCCGTTTGTTTTTTTTGCCTTTAAGCGGTGGTTTCGTTTTCTTAAATTGTGCCAGTTTTTTGCCAATGTATCGTCTGCCATTAGTATTGTTAGTAATCAAGTAAACAAACCCTACTACATCTTCAGGAAGTTTTGTAATTTCAGTTAATGTTACCCCGTCAGACTTTATCCAATTTGTCATCGTCTTTTATATATCATTTGCGAATGTTAAATTTGCATATTTCTGAATCTACCACTCAGTTACGTGAGATTTATCTAAAAGTTTACTTTTAATACATTTTGTTTGGCATTCTAAATTATCAAATTTCTTAAAACCTGTTTGCCACCACTCGTCTTGGAGTATTTTATCTAATGTATTATTATACATGTTAAACTTAGTTTCTGCAAGATCATTCCATTTTTTATTATGTGGATAACGTAGTGCAGTCCAGCAACACGGATAAAATTCTCCTGTTGCTTTTAAAAACACTCCCTTGTTTCCTATATAACATAAAGCAGGGTACTCATTGCTTTGATTTAGTTCTAAAGCACGATTCCAAAATAGTTCTTTGAGATCTGATCCAGGCCGAACTTTGTCGCTTAGTATAGTTTGGACTCTTTCAAATCGATGACCGTCAGCAACAAGATCTGAGTTAAGTGGCTCAAGCAAGTCGTTACTGCCGTATGCGTCAGGATATTTACTGCCAAATTTTGTACTTTTAGTAAGTTGCCAGCAGTCAATAGTGTGTATTTTTGCTAAATTGTGTATATTTTCAAGATCCAGTTCATTAAATCTAAATGCTATTGATGCAATTACAGTATAAGTTACTTGGTTGTGTTTGACAAAAGTAGTTAATCCAGATATTATACTTTCCCAATTACAATTAACACGATACTTACTATTGCTTTCTTGGTCCCAGCCATCTAGACTCCAGTGGATCTCGTCATGTTCATTAAGTATATCTGATAGTGACTTCCACCATGTTTCTGTTTTATAACTTCCGTTTGTTATAATTAGTAACTGTATAGCTGGATTTATTCTCTTAATCCATTCAACAATTTGAATAAACTGTTTAGCATAAATCGGATCACCATCATCGCCACAGAAACTAATTTTTTTTATTTGAGATATTCTTTCTTGACCAATCTGCTCTTGAAAAAACTTTAAATCTAAACTACGATTTAACAGTGTTTCAGGAACTTCTGCACGAGTACATCTTGGGCATTGTAAAGTACAAATACTACTTACTTCAATGTGCCAATGCTCGAGAGCTAAGTTACTCATGATTCGTCTTTCATTATTTGGATCTCTTTTCTCCATTGATCTGTAAATCTACTTACAGAGTTACTAGTAGAACATGCTAACTTACAAGTAGGATTTGGATTATCTGTATTCCAAGTTTTTTCTACTTCACTGATATCACTAATTAAAACATCTAAACTATTTCCTAACCAGCAACAAGGATATAATCTGCCCTGTGCGTCAATATATGCACTCTGTTCATTTAAAACATGGCATTTAATTGGGCCAGTATTTGGCAATGGATCAGCCCAATCATCAGGCTGTTCTAATCCAGCAATAGGGGTTCTTTTTGAAACTTTGGCCCGAAACCATGAGAACCCCAAGTCTCGGGATAACTGCTCTGCAGCATCAACCTGATGTTGGTTATGCCGGTAAATTAGCATATCCCAGTGAGCATTTCCGCCAGCATCAATAAATGCTTTGACATTGTTCATAACTTTTTCCCATATAACGTTTACACGATATATAGAGTTTGTGTCTTCTAGTCCGTCAATGCTAAACACCACATAATCATTAGGGTTATTAAATAATTTGCCTACTTCAGACCACCATGTAGTAGTCTGCAACGCACCGTTTGTGTTAATACCAAGTGTTATACTAGGATTAATATTACGGACGTATTTAAAAATGTCTAGTGTATGCTTCCCAGCAACTGGATCACCATAATTGCCACACATAAACACCTTGTCTAATTTAGCAATAGCATTGTCGTCAAAATGCTCTAGCAACTGATCAATACGTAAGTGATTCTTTATGTTTTTATTAAACTCTGGATTAGTTTCACGAGCACATAACGGGCATGCTGCTTGGCATACGTCAGTGCTTTCCAAATGTAATACTTTTATTTCTCTGCTCATACCATCTCAACATCAGTGTCATAGTTAGTAAATCCATTCTCTTTTACAACCTTGAGCAAATTGTTAACTCTACCAGTTAGTTCATCTTTGTGTGACACAAGCCAAATACTCTTGTTACGTTCTCTTGCCATCTGTTTAAGTACTGCTAGTGCACTCTCAACTCCACTAACGTCCATTCCGCTGTCAACAACTTCGTCAATAAACAACAAGTTGATAGGATGATATAGGCTTTCCCAAACGTCTCGGAACGCCCAACTTAAACTTAAAATAAGTCTATTACGCTCTCCTCTACTAAGGTTGTCAAAGTCTAGATCCCGTCCCAGTTCCTGTATTTCCACACCTAAGTCGTTCATAAAACGAACTGAATGAGGTAATCCCATCTTGTCAAGATAATGAGTTAATCGAGCATTTAAGAACTGCAAGTTCTGATCAATAATACGTTTGCGTATGAAACTGTCTTTGTTTGTTAATAGTTTTAACAAGAACTCCTGGTGATCTCGTATACGTACTAGTTCGTTAACTGTATTCCAGTCAACAGGCTCAACGCCAGTTTGTGTCATCTCCACGATTTGTTCTGCGTATGGATCAGCTTCATTACTGCGATTTTCTAGCTCTTTTGCTAAACTATCCAAACTACTACGGTGGTTATATGCATCATCAATTGTATCATAAAATACTTTTGGAGCAACTCCCAACACACCTTCACTTAATATTTCTAAATGATCCGCACGTTGCGTTTCATTAGCAAGTATAGACATAGTTGCTTCTTGTCTTGTCGCTACTTTACTAGCCAAAATTTCTTCCTGCTTGCCGTCATGAATTTCCTGGCCACACGTACTGCATTTATGTTCTTCAAGTAGTGCAATTTCTTTATCTAGACGTAGGATTAACTTTTCTTGCTTAGTATTATCAGTGTCAATTCCAACAATCCAACGCTCTGCTTCTTGCCGTTTCTTTTGATTTTCGTAAAATCCGTCAAGTAACTTATGATTAGCAAGCTCGCTGTCAATATCAACATGACTTAGACCATCAATACCGTCCTTAAGGCTAGCAACATCTTCATCGCGTTTTGCATGCCAGAGCTTCTGTCTTTTCCGAAGGCTATCAATCTGCTCTTCAACTCGCTTGTTTGCGTCTTCAACTGCCTTAACACGATACTCTTCTTCAGTAATCATGTTCTTTGTTTCTTTACACAGCTCTTTAAGTGCATCTGCCTTTTCACTTAACAGAGTGATGCCCAGCATCTGTTCAATTATATCACGCTGATCATTTGCACTTAGACTAAGGAATGGTTGCGTGTAAGTGTTAAGCGCAACAAGATGCTTAAACATCTCATGACTCATGTGCAATAATTTGTCAATATAGTGTTGCGTTTCTCTACTGTCGCCTTGTTGTTCTTCAGTTTCAACTTCACCAACCATAAACTTGAGTACGTTGGGCTTACGACCACGTTCAATACGATACGTGATGCCGTGTAACTCGAAGTCAACAGTAACCATCATAGACTTGCCGTTGGTCTTATTAACTAGGTTATCTTTTTTAATATTAGTTAATGCTTGACCGTAGAGAGCATAACTGAGTGCATTGATGATTGTGGTTTTACCCGTGCCATTTCTGGCGCCTGAGTCGTCACCTCCTTGATCTAAATTTTCACCCAGCACAAGAGTTAAGTCTCTACGGTCAAAGTCTACAGCCTGGGTTTGATTGCCCACGCTCATAAAGTTCCGTACGGTTAGTGTGTTTAGTTTAAACATATGTAATTGTACTTTATTTTGAGTGAGAACGCAATAACGAAAACTCTGGAAAAAACTCTTCAAAATTTTGATTTCTAGCACGATCTTTGTTATCATTGAGCCTAAAGAATTCCGGCAACATATAACTATCATCCCTGCTATTCATAAATTTTAATGCTTTAGTCCAGTAGGACACTAAGTGATCTGTGTCATTTAACGATGACAAGAAGGAAATATGATCTTCATACACCAGGTTCAATTCCTGTTTAAATTGTTCTGGAAGAACTGTTAGCTGCAAATGATTAGGGGTTATAACAGTATTAACCCTCATGTTAGATGCAGATAACCCTAAGTTTGTTAACCAGTGTTTTTGTAGCACAGGCAGATTATAAGCATTCATTAGATGCAAGATGCTTGTTATTTTAAATTTTATATTTGGAAGGTCTTTTATTTTATGATAGTTTTGTTCTAAAACCTCGTATTCTGCACCGTGTCTGATGTAATTTGCTTGTTTTCCAAATACATCTATGCTGGCTCCAATCTCAATATTAGTAAAGTTACTCCAGTAATCCAGTAAGTCATAATCTTTAAAACGCAACATACTGAAGTTTGTATTATAGGTAACCGCCACATCTAATTTATTATCGATGAAGATATCAAGTATTTTATAATGCTCTTGATTTAAGATTGGCTCACCGCCTGCAAAATAGACACTTTCTATATGATCTAAGTTGTTCTCTATATAAGTTAACAACGTGCTCTTGTCGATAACTAAGTTATCCAAATATGTAGTAGAGCCGTATAACCTATTCTCTTCATTTGCTATTTTGTTACTAAACTTTCCACTACACATCCTGCACATAAAATTGCAGACGTTGCTCAATCTAATATCTAAATGCTTTAATTTAAAATTTGTAAACTCTCCGTCTGGGCTAGTTTGCTTAGTTGGAATATCCATAAACTTTTTCCAATTACGATTACTATCTAATCGTCTACTAGTCAGATTACTGTCTTCTCTTGACCAGCAATTATTGCAAATGTCAGGACGCTTTTTATTCAATAAGTCTAATCGTAACTTCTTGTATGGCTCGTTGTTGATAATATTTTCTAAACTGTCGTCGTTAATGTTGCCTAACTCGAACTTATCGTTAAACTCACAGCATGGACCAACCTGTCCCTGTGGGTTAACATACGTGTGAATCCATGGCAATATACATAGTGTGTCCTTATCATTTTCACGACTTTCCCAAGTTCCGGGTATTATGTTATATGAAATAGAATCTATTTCATTAGTAAAATGATCAACACAATACAATAATTGTGGGTGAATATTAGTATTGGTAGTTGTTATGGTAACAAAAAATAAAGGGAAATCTAGCAGTGACAGTATTTCGTGCAATGCAACAAGAGCTATCCCTGGGTTAGTCAAATCGTTAAATATGTCATATTCATTGTACAAGACTTCTAGTCGAAAATCATCAGGGATATTCTCTTGTTTATGAGCCTTAATAGAGTTATATAACCAGTTTTTTCCGTTGGTATGAAACTCTACTAAGTTAATCTGTGGCATTATAGATTCCTGTAAATATCTAACATAAGACTTTTGTCATACTGCGGACTGTCCAATTGTGTTAGGTGTGAAGTGACAATACTATCTACGCTTTCAAAGTTTACTTCTCCTTCAAAACTAAGAGCATGCTCTTCTGAGCCTACCCTGGGGATAATACTAAGTTCTCGTAATCCAAATTCTGGAATAAATTGTTCCTTAATAAAATTTGCTTCTTCATAACTAATGTCAACGTCTAGTTCAACACGACAATACATGTTTGGCTTCAAAACAGTGTCTGTATTTTCAAGTACATCACTTAATAAAAAGCGGCGATACTTTGGGGCGTCGGGCCATTCAATATATTCAGGCTCACCGCCCCAGTCTAGCACCATCGCGCCGCGAGCGTCATCACCAGCATCCGCGTAGTTGTGTGGGAAACTATTACCAATGTATGTAATATTTTTTGCTGTTTGACGTTTATGGAAGTGACCAGTAAACACCGTTTCACTTTTTAAATCCTCACGCTTAAGATCACTCACATCAGGCATGCGCACCATTGCGTTCATATAAAAGCTAGGCAATTCTAAATGCCCAAACATATATTTGCATTCAATTTTTGACACCTGAGCAAACTCTTTGCCAACCAGCCAGGGCATAACACAAACATCATCTTCTACTGTAATATCATCATACAGCCTAATGTTATCATATTTTTTAAGCCAGGCTACACTATTCATTTCTCTAGTATCGCGATAGTGCTCGTCATGATTGCCAGGAAGAAATACAACCTGCGTAAATTCTTCACTTAGTCGATCAAATGCACGTATACTGTAGTTGAGTGTACTAATGTTGATACTAGCACGGTTATGATGCCAGTCACCCAAAAATACACAAGTTTCACAATTATTTGCACGACCCTGCTCGATAACAAAATCTACAAAGTCTAAGCAATCCTGGTTGTGTGTGCGTGAATTGCTTTTCAAACCAAAATGAATATCCGTGAAGAATATTGCTCGTTTAAATAAGTTCATATTTTACTCTGATTTTTTTGTGTCAGTGTTGGCAAACTGTCTAGTGTAACTAGGATTCAGTCCGTTCTGTTCCAGTATGTCGTCTCTGATATTCTGGCCCTTCTTTTCCAGATTAAGTACTCTGGTAAAACTGTTGGTAATGGTTGCAGTGTAGTAAGCAAAAGGATTGTCACTTTTATCTTCATTAAACTGTAATCCCATATAGCACAACTGAGTTATAGCAGTGCCCTGCATTTCATCATTGTAGGTGTAGTTGCGCCAGTTGTATCTGGTGCCATACCTCTCCACAAGTTTTAGGAACATCATTGCCAGGTTTTTTGTTATCTCGCCACCTTCTGTGGTAAAGTGTCCGTTCTCCATACCACCAGTCCAGTGGCTTTTGCCCACACATATTAATTCGTTGTTTTCATCAAATCTAAAATGCTGATAGGGAGGAAAGTTGAGTTTAACATGATGATCCATTACTGTTTTAGGATTCTTTTTTCTGCCAGGTTCAAGTGGAATATGGTCGTAGGACATAATTCTAAATACTAGATCATACTTGTCTATTTTTTTCCAGTCAATTGCAAACTGTGCTTGTTTTACCTGTTGGCCTTGCAGTACAGCTTCTTCATAAGCCCGTTTGCCCAGCCTATCGGCACGATTACGTTTAGCCTGTGCAACTGTGCGAATGTTTACCCGCTCTAAGCTGGGTAAAATAATGTCATACTGATGATCTCTGTCTTCATCTACATAGCTACTAAAAGAATTTTTGGACTTGTGTATTTCCTTTAACAGGTCTTTGTTATTAAGATATTTTTTACGTCGCATGTTAATCCTTTATAATATACTACTATTATACTGTCTATAAATACAAATAGCAAATTATAAAAGGGATATAATGGCAAATTTGTTTGACAATCTAGGGAACAAGATATTTAGTAGATCAACAAGAATTGTTGATGAAGGGCTAAATCGTGCTATTCCTGGTGATAATTTTATTGCAAAGAGTGCCAGGTCCATTATAGGAAGTCAAGCGGAGAGGTTACTTTCCAATGCGTTAAACCCAGGCGGTGCTAGTTCCGGGGGCAACACACAAGCAAACGTAAGTTTTAATGCTGAAAATGACATACGTGCAAGACTTGCACTAAGTCCACAAAGTGGTCCATTATTTTATAAAGATGGCAGTAATCAACTTATGGCACCACTAGGACAAACAGATGGCGTAGTTTGGCCATATACCCCAAATATAAACGTTAGTTACAGTGCAAGTTATGCCGGACAGAATCCTAGTCACACAAACTATACACAACAGAGCTATGGAATGAGCTCAGTTGACCAAATTAGTGTTGTAGGTCAATTTACAGCAAATAACCAAGACGAGGCCAGATACTTGCTGGCTACACTCTGGTTCTTAAAGAGTGCAACCAAAAGTTTTTACGGTACAGACCAAAACAGAGGCACGCCGCCACCGGTGCTAAGATTTAGTGCGCATGGAGTCCACATGTTTAAGAGCGTGCCAGTTGTAATTACAAACACAGTACAGGATTTTGAAAGCAACGTTGACTACATCGATACACCACTGCAACCAGGCAGCGGATCAATTGGCAATATGACACGAGTGCCTACACTTATAACAATTAACGTTACACTACAACCGGTTGTTAGTCGCAGCGCACAACAACGATTTAGTTTGGAAAACTATGCCAAAGGTAGATTAGTTGGTGGTAGCAGAGGACTAGGAGGTACTCCATAATGGCAACAGTTGAATACGAGCAAGATAGTCCTTATGCAAACACAGAAATGCACGGCAACTATTTAGATGTCATGACTTTTAGGCCTATCCCAAAATTAGACGATGATGTAATTTTTACTATTACTCAAACATATAAAAATCGTCCAGACCTACTTGCTGCTGACCTGTACAATAACTCCAATCTCTGGTGGGTATTTCAGATACGTAATCCTAATACTCTACTAGATCCAATATATGATTTTGAAGTTGGACTTAAAATTTATATTCCAAAGCAAGAGACACTAGAACAAGCACTAGGACTATAGCATGGCACTGACTCTTAAAGACTTCGTCGGCACACCATTTGATAAAATTCCTAAAGAAGTTATAGACGCTGCTGAAAAAGATGGCACAATTGAACTCTTTAGTATTGATGATGTGTACGGCAGTCCTGGACAGGGTACCTTACAACCTTTTGATCTTGGTGGTTTTGGAGATGCCTTGCCCCCTGCGCCGCCACCTCAGACTCCGCCTGGAATAGGTGATGAAAATCTTGTCACACCACCACCTAATCCTCCTATACCTAACACTAATGACATTATTAACAATGATGTCGATGAGCCAGGATCACCTAACACTGACACTATTGGAACGCCAGTACAATCTGGAGGTCCTGGCGGAGAATTTGACACAAATCCAAGTCAAACTGAATTAAGTGAATCCTTTTCAGTAGACGAGGGCGACGAATCTCCCACTAATAGTAGTGGTAACAAAACTGGAACCACAGTACAAGCTGCTAAATCAGCTGCAAGTAAAAAAACCAGAGGCAAAGGCGCTGGACTACAAGCAGACTTAAATGTAAAAATTAATCCTAGACCAAATGAGTTAGACAATTTTAGTAGTTACACATATAACGTTGCACTCTATATGCTAAAACCAAAAGATTACGTAAAAATGCTGAAAGCGCCTAAAAATGTAGCGCAAGTAGCCAAGGCCTTGCTTATACGGCAAGGCGGCACTGGAGGAGATAGAGAACTAGCTGAAGAATTTCAGAACACTGAGTTTTTTATTGACGACATAACTTTTGATAACATTGGAGGAAGTCCTAGTACACGCACTGGCAACACAAATGCAATTAATATAAAGTTTAATATTGCTGAACCAAATGGGTGTACACTTATAGAAAGATTAAAGAAACAAAGTGAGCTTAGTTTAGAAGAAGAACAGAGTTATTTGAATACTCCATATTTGCTAGAGATAAAATTTAAAGGATATGACGATCTAGGCAAGCCAAGTAATAATGTAGTAACGCCTAAATATATACCTATTAAAATCCTTGACCTGGCGTTTAGTATAGACGCTACAGGAACAAATTATAGGGTTACTGCTGTGCCCTACCATCATGATGTGTTTAGTACATTACGTGCTACCATTCCCGTAAACGTACAAGTTAGTGCTGGGACTGTTGGAGATGTTCTTGGAGGAGTAGCGCAGTTAGTAACAACAGAAACCACTAGAATACCAGACGACAGCGAAGATGCAACTAGTGAAGATTTTATTACACAAACAAAAGACGTATTGGGTGAGAGATCCGTTAACTTACCAGAATCAATAAACAATCACTATAAAGCACAAACTAGACCAAGCAAAGTCAAAGATCCCAAAACCAAAAAAGAAATAACTGTTCCAGCAAGTTCTGAAATAGCAGAAAGATGGGTATTTAATATTGCTGATGATATAATGGACAGCAAACTAATAGGCTCGAGCATAGACGCCCTTAACACAACACAAAAAACTAAAAATGTTTATCAGCAGTATGGCAGTGTAATGAAAGGCAAGGTAAATCTTACAAAAGATAAAAAACTATTTAAAATTAATGCTGGGACCAGTGTTGTTAACCTAATTAACTATATTATTGTAGCAAGCTCTTATTTAAAAGATAATATTAAGCCGCTCAACCAGGCCGCAGCTAACAAAACTGAGACTGACACTCCGATAAAATGGTTTAAAGTTAATCCTCAAATTACAGACTTTATAGGCTGGGATAAAAAACAAGGAAAGTATAAGTTTGAGATTACTTGGACAGTGCAAACATCTGGTGTGTTTTACAACGACTATCCCTGGGCACCAAACACAAAGCCCAAAGGAGCAGGCGTTCATAAAATTTATGACTACATCTTTACAGGTGAAAATAAGCATGTTCTAAACTGTAGACTGGACTTTAACATGGCCTACTATCAAGCAGTTCAAATGGGCACAGGCAATCCTGTAAGCGACAAGACTCCTAATACTCTGAGTCCACAAATTAAAGAAGTACCACAAAGTCCTCATGGACAAAATATTGCCAACGATGAGACGGTTCAAGACAAACGTGCTAAAGATCTTATGGGTACTATTCTCAGTGATGGTAGTGATATGCTGATGCTTGATATAGATATAATTGGTGATCCTGCTTTCCTGCCTACCGGCGACAGTTTTTTCCAAGCACAGGGAAATAATAACACAGTTTACAGTACTCCCTTTATGCCAGATGGCACAATTAATTATGATCTAACCCCTCCTTATATTCAACTAAATTTTAAAACACCAACTGATTATGATGAGTTGACTGGGTTTGCTGATCCTAATATTAATAAAAAATACGGGACATCAGAGTTTAATGGAGTATATCAGGTTATTTCAGTAAGCAACTCAATGAGTGGGGGAGTATTTACTCAAAGTATTAGTTCGTTCAGAACTAAAGTGCAACCTATTGCCGGAAAGATTGCTAGAAGTAAAGAAAGCCTTGAAAACAGAGAGCGTAAACAGGTTGCACTTGACACTCAAAACCAATTTTTGTTATCATTACTAGGTAGCGTAACATCCGGATTAGTCCCAAATACAATTTCTGCAAGACTAACTAACGCTGCAGATAGCTCAATAACTAATATTGCAACTAATGTTATTCCAAAGCTAGGTCAGGAATTAAATCAGACTGCAACTACTGTTGTGTCTGAAATACAACAAGCAGGCAATCAGATGCGAGACTTTATTAACACGCAATTTACTGAGAGAGATGCAACCGAAACAGATACCCAATCGGGATTCGATAATGATAATATTGGACTATAAGGAGTAATCAATGCCAACTAATAGAAGAGGTGGCGCTAAAGGCGGTGACCAGGACTTTAAAACACAAGAGGTCCGGGGCGTACGGGAAGACAAAGGTGTTGTTATTGGTGTTGTTAAAGTAAACAGCCACCCCACTCGTTCTGGCACAATGATGGTTTTTGTGCCTACCTTTAGTGATCAAGCCAGAGAAGAAGATAAAACTCAATGGCGTAGTGTAAAGTACGCTACGCCTTTTTATAGTCGCACTTCACAAACCAATTCCAGTGGTAAATCAATCGACGCTACTGGTGACACAGTAGAAGCAGTAAAAAATACCAGTGGTATAACGTTCGGCGCACCTGATATTGGGACTAGAGTACTTTGTGTATTTCCTGAGGGCAGAAATGCTGATGGTTATTATTTTGCTTGTGCGCCTGATGTGTATATGATACAAAGCCTACCTGAAAGTAGCGCAAGTGAGAACTTTACAAAAAATCCTAATTTAGTTAGACACGATAAGGCACCAACGCTGGAGTTTAACGATACTGATAATGATGTTGGTAAGATTACTAACTTTTTAACACCCAAACGTGCGCTGGATACCCATACTGCTAGATTTTTAAAAGCACAGGGATTGGATCAGGATGAGATTAGAGGACTATCAACTAGTAGTTACACCAGAGAGACACCCAGTGAAGTGTTTGGAATTAGTACAAAGGGGCGCAGATTACTCCCTGGCGGACAAAAAATTGAAGACAAGCCCAGTGTTAATAAAACTCTCAGCGATGGCGGCAATCTTAGTGAAATAGACGCAAAGGGTGTGGAAGCAAGACATGCCCGCGCCAAAGGCCATGCACTAGTTATGGATGACGGTGATATTGAAGGCAACAGTTCTCTTATGCGTTTCCGTACATCCGCCGGCCATCAAATACTGTTACATGATACTGAAGATTTAATCTACATTGCTAACAGTAACGGTACTAGCTGGATACAAATTGACGGCAAGGGCCAGCTGGACATTTACAGTCAGACTAATATAAATTTACGAAGTAAAAATATTAACATGCATGCAGATCAAAATATTAAAATGCATGCAGGTCAAACTGTACAGATAGTAGCAGGTGCCAACCTACACCTTGAAGGCACTAGTATGGCAAACCTATACAGTGACAAGGGAGCCACATTTATTCATGGCGGTTCTGGCGTTCATGTAAAAAGTGGCGGTGGTGTAAACATACAAGCAAGCAGTGGTATGAATCTAAAAGCAGGAGCCACTATTGCTATACAAGGCAGTTGTGTTGCGCTACAAAGCTCGGCGGCTGGTGCTGGAAAGCAAAAAAAAGCAGTACAATTGACCCTAGAAGATACTACGCCTGATGCGAAAGGATTTTATAATAGTGGCAAAGAGTTGCCAACCACTGTAGACAGAGTTCCTACTCATGAGCCGTATAAAAACCATAACGTAGCAACGACTCCATCTGTTTACGATGCTGCTAATATTGACGATATAAAAAGCGGTGCAGACCTCACGCCAGCTATACCAAAAGGCAAAGAGAAATTAGGCAAGGCAGGTATAGAGCGAGCACTAGCTAATACAAACGACAAACTAATTCCAGCACTTAGTATAGTTCAACAAAATGCGGCTGGGATAGCAATGGGACCACTTAACAGCAAAGTTACACGTAACCTTGCAGCAGGAGTAACCAGTTTAGCTGGAAGTGGTGGGGTGCCTAATTTTGTAAACAGTGTAACAGGCGCAGTTGGCAAATTTGGGGCAACTGTTGAAAATTTACAAAAAAATGGATTTGTTCGTCCTGAAGCACTATTTAACGGTCAATTGACAGATAGTAAGTTGTGGACTGGCAAGGATGGTATCAGTAGTGTAAGTGATTTTTTAAGCAATGATTTTACTCAGGAAAATATGTTTTATGCTGATACATTTAACAGTATGCAGGATGCATACGACAGTGGTGCTATTGACGAGTTTGACGATGAAGACACAATCGCAGGTATGACTATGGTAACATATGCCAGCGGCGATGCCGGTGTTGCAGCAGATTATAGACAAGGAAACTATATTGATCCTAGGCCGCTAGCAGGTACTACTATAGTGCCGGATAATAATGATATGACTAGCTATTACGACGACTATTTTTTCACTGGTGTTGCAGCAAATAAACAAAGCAGTACTGAAGATGGCCTAGGTTACAGTGCAGGCTGGTATGAAAATATTAGTGGAGACGCTCCATCTACTGGAGTACGTACAACAGTTGTTCCTGGAAAAAATGAAACTACTACTAAAGTTACAACTAGCGGAGGCACTACGGCTCAAACAACAACAACTGTATCTGGTGGCGGATCAACTACTAGAACTAGGGTAGAAACTCCCGAAATGAAGGCTAAAGCAGCAGCAGGAAACGCCCGTAGATTACAGGCCGCAGCAGATCGCAGAGCACAAGTTAATAGAATAAAAGCAGAGACTGGATTAACCAAAGGCGCCCTATTAAAAGAAATAAAACGCAGAGAAAAAGATGGCACATTATAAAATATGGGTATGTAACGGGTAAATACGATATGGCATTATACAAAGGATATAGTACACTAGGCAGTGAGTTTACTGGCAGTAAACTCGAAGATATAGAGTTGATTAAACGTGACTTGCTGAATAATTTCGGTATTCGTCGCGGTGAAAAACTAATGAATGCAAACTTTGGTACTAGTATTCAAGATATTATCATGGATCCACTAACAGAAGATACTAAAAATTTAATATTAGACGAAATTCAACAAGTAATCGACTACGATCCCAGGGTAGAACTACAAGAACTTATTGTAGACGAGTTGCCACAAGGAAATGGTATCGGTGCCCAAGTAAGTTTATTATATGTTCAACAAAATCAAACAGAAACTATGCTTGTTACGTTTTTAAACGTAGACGGAGTAATGAATACTTCCAGTGAGATTTTATAATATTAGTAGATAATTAATGCCATAAATACTTAAAATGGATTGTTAAATTATGGCATCAACTGCACGACAGAGTAACTTATTTGCTAGCGAAGACTGGACTAAAGTCTATGAAACCTTTAGGGAAATAGATTTCCAGGCCTACGACTTTCAAACTATAAGAAAAACAATGATAGACTATCTCAGGACATATTATCCTGAGGATTTTAATGACTACATTGAGAGCAGTGAATACATTGCACTTATTGATCTTATTGCATATATTGCACAAAGCCTGAGTTTTCGTGCAGACTTAAATGCTAGAGAAAATTTCCTAGAAACCGCAGAACGTAGAGATAGTATTCTTCGAATTGCGAAAATGCTTAACTATCAGCCTAAACGTGCACAAGTTGCACGTGGTTTACTTAAATTTCAGTCAGTGCAAACCACAGAAAATGTTATTGATAGCAACGGCAGTAATTTGCAAAACACACAGATTTTTTGGGGCGATAATACAAACCCTGACTTCTTGGAACAGTTTACAACGATCCTAAATGCTAGTTTTAATAAAACTCAGAGATTTGGTAATCCTTCCCTTAGTACAACTATAGTAGGCATCCCCACGGATGAATATCAGATTAGTATTGTACCTAATACTGTGAGTGTTTACCCTTTTGAAACAGAACTCGGCGGCAATACATTTGGGTTTGAGATCGTAAACGGGACTCATGCAAATACAAACTTTTTATATGAGGTAAGTCCAAGACCTGGGAATACACTAAATTGTATCTACAAAAACGACAGTCAAGGGTTTGCCAGTCAAAACAATGGCTTCTTCTTTTATTTTAAACAAGGCCAACTGCAAACTGTAGACTTCAGCATAAATGAAAGTTTGCCCAACCGTATTGTTGAATTGGATACTAATAGTATTGATAACAATGATGTTTGGTTATACCAACTTGATGAAAATGGTTTAGAAGGCGAGCAATGGATTAAGGTCCCTGCTATTAATGGAACTAATGTAATCTATAACAGCCTCGCCAAAGACAGCAATACACAATTTGCAGTAAACAGCAGATCAGCAGACCAAATTAGCCTCTCGTTTGGGGATGGGGTGTTCAGTGATATCCCGGTTGGAAATTTTCGTGCGTATTTTAGAACTGGCAACGGTTTAACTTATAAAATTACTCCCCAAGATGTACCAGATATAAGTTTGGATATTCCATATATAAGTCATAGCGGACAAATTGAAACGCTTACTGTGGGTCTCAGTTTAGAGTATACTGTAGCTAATGCAAGCTCAAGAGAAAATTTAAATGATGTAAAACAAAAGGCGCAGCAACAATATTATACACAGCAGCGTATGATTACGGGTGAAGATTATCAAATTTTCCCCTTTACTAGTTTTAATAATGTTATTAAAACAAAAGCAATTAATAGAACTGCGAGTGGGGTCAGTAGATACCTAGACGTTAGAGATACTACTGGAAAATATTCTAGTACTAATATTGTTGCAGAAGACGGAATTTTCTATTACGAAGATGTACTTAAAAACTTTACTTTTACTTTTACAACAGCCGGCGATATCAGTAACATTATTAGTAAAAATTTAGAACCAGTGGTCCAAAACAAAGAAACATTGCATTATTACTACGAGAATTATCCTTTTGTTAGTGTTACTAATTTAGGTGTAGATTGGAATCGCAGTACGCAAGGCAGTGGCGCTTGTACTGGGTACTTTAAGAATGCAGTTAGTGATGGTCCATTGTCCATTGGTGGGTTTACTAGTAGTAACCTAAAGCATGTTAAACAAGGCAGCCTTGTTAAATTTACAGCACCAGCTGGTAAAGTGTTTGATCTTAGTAACGCACTTATTACAGGCACAAGTGGCACAGCAAATACTAAAGATTATATTTGGAGCGGAATTTCAACGGTGGTTGACGATGGTATTAACCAAGGCGCAGGCAATCTAGCAACTGGGCAAGGACCAATTTCACTTAGTGAAAATATTCCAAGTGATGCAGTACTCGACAGTATAATTGCTCCCTGGAATACTGTGCTACCAAGTGCTATTAGACAGACAATTGTAGATAATGTACTGACATTTAAAACATTTGGATTAAGATATGATTATGATACAAACGCCTGGGTAATTATCACAGGCGCTAATTTAGATCAAACTAATACATTTAGTCTAGACTATGCTGGCAATGAACAAAATCTCAACAGAGATGCTAGTTGGTTATTTAAGTTTACCAATGACGGCAGTACATATACTGTAAATTACAGAAGTTTGTCATATATATTTGAGAGTTTCCTGGAAACACGATTTTACTTTGACAAGGACCTAAAAATATTTGATCCTAGAACTAGCAAAACTATTAGAGACAAAGTAACCATACTTAAAGTTAACAGCCAACCTGACAGTAGCAATGCACTTAATAACAACTATATTATGAATGTAGACGATCAGATTATAGAAACAGACGGTTACGTTCTTAGTGAAAAAATTAAAGTAACTTTTCCTGATCAGGACGATGACGGCGTAGTAGATGATCCTGAAGTTTTTAATAAAGTTGTTGCCCCTGACACAAATGCAAGTAGCAAGGTTGTATTTTATAAAACATACCTAGACACAGATGGCTTTGAACGACTTGAAAATATACCAAGCACAAGTATTGACGTATCCTATGCCAGTCTGGCAGATATTGAAGCTGCTAAAAACAGTTTTAATAGTGGGCAATTATTTTATATTACAAGTACCACCAAGTTTTACATACTGAGTATTGATGCAACTAATGCAAAAATTATTACAGAAAGTACTGACTATATCACTAAAACTGGTCGTAGTGACTTGTTATTCCAGTATACGCACAACTCTCCAAACAACAGACGTATTGACCCAAGTCCTACAAACATCATAGACATGTTTATGCTAACAACAGTTTATGACAATGACTATAGGAACTTTATACAAGATATAACAGGCAGTACGCAAAAGCCAACCAAGCCAACAACTACAGAACTTAGAGACGCATATGGATCCCTGGATCAATATAAAAGTATAAGTGACACAATTGTTTTTAATAGTGTTACATACAGGCCGTTGTTTGGCAATGCAGCACAACCAGAGTTGCAAGCAAGTTTTAAAATTGTAAAGAACAAAAGCACACTAATAAGTGATAACGAAATTAAAGCCAAGGCCATTGGTGCAATAAACCGATATTTTGCAATAGAAAACTGGGACTTTGGCGACACATTTTACTTTAGTGAACTGAGTGCATACTTACATAATGTACTAGCACCAGATGTGCTTAGTATTATTATTGTTCCTCGTGCTAGTACTGCAAGTTTTGGTAGTTTATTTCAAATACAAAGTCAGAGCGATGAAATTTTTATTAGTGCTGCTCAAGTAAGTGACGTTGATATAATTGACGTTATAACAGCATCACAACTACGTGCCAGTGGCATTGTTGTAAATGAAGCTGCTAGCAACGTTATAACAGAAAGCGCAAGTGGCACAGGTACTAGTACACTTGCAACCACCACAAATAGACTCACAGTAAATAACACCGTTGGCATTACCAACAGCGGAGGGTATAGTTACTAATGGCTACTAGAAAAAGTTCTACACTACTGCCTGAAATTTTCAGGAGTAGTAAGAATAAAAAATTCCTTAACGCCACGCTTGATCAGCTGATAAGCGAACCAGCGCCTGTAAAGATCAATAGCTATATAGGTAGGAAAAATTCTGCTGGTTATGTGGTTGGTGATGGTTATCTGCAAGAGACCACTGTTGAACGGCAAAATTTTCAGTTAGAGCCAGCAGTAGTTTATAAAGATAGTAATAAAAAGATCGATTCAGTACACATGTACACAGATATGCTGAATGCAGTAAATTACTACAATGGAAACAGTACAAAAACTACAGACTTATTTGCTCAAGACTATTACAACTGGGGTAGCTTTGTTGATTACGACAAGTTAGTTAACTATGGTGAATATTTTTGGCTACCAGAGGGTCCAGATAGTGTACAAGTTTTTAGTAGTACAGTTGACACACAGGATAGTTTTAAAGTACTCAGGGAAAGTGTAAATTACGAACGCTATCCGTTTGATAGCACCAACTTTGATGCGCAGCCCTTTGATGGGGTGCAAACAGAAATTAAAATTGGCGAGCCATTCTATAGATTTGACAACAGTACAAGTAACCCTAATCCAACACTTTATCTTGCTAGGGGCGGAGAATACACGTTTGAAGTAGAACAAGACGGCGCACCTTTTTGGATTCAAACTGAGCGTGGGCTTAGTGGAGAAAGTACTACACAAGGAAATGTAAGCACCAGAGAAGTAGTAGGTGTTACAAATAATGGTGCAGAAGTTGGCACAATTACTTGGCGAGTACCAACTATTGATAGTCAAAATCGTGTTGTAGAAATGGTACAGCAACACACAGTTGACTTTGCAACACACCACACATACAAAGAATTACAAAACCGAGTACTTAGTGATTTTTTTGCAGAGCATTATACTGGTATCGACGGCGTCACACAAATTGATGGTAAAACAATTATTTTTGCTACTACTGATCCAGATGCTGACGAATGGGAACAAGGCAGCTTGTATGACAGCTATGGTTATGACAGCAACACAGATCCAGTAACACTCTCCCAGGGATCATTTGATACAACCACAACACTTACATTTGACGAACGGTATGGTGTCTTTCGTGTAAACATCGTTAATATTAGCGGGACAGACACAATCCAACTTACTAGACTCGCGGATATTGATAGACTTAAAAAAGTAGGCGTCAAAAGTGGCGTTAAATATGGTAATAGAGAGTTTGAAAGAACTGCTGAAGGATTCCTATCCCTTATCCCGCCTATTACAGCAATACAAGATACATTGTTCTACCAAGATGGTATAGACGCAACACGCTTTGGTAAGATTGTTTTAGTAGAGCCTGGCAATAATGCAAGAATTAACGTAGTAGACGATATACTAGGACAATCCAGTTATGCTAGTCCCAATGGCGTAAACTTTATTAATGGGCTAAAAGTAGAATTTAACACAGACGTTATTCCAGGCACATATGCAGGAGAATGGTATGTAGAGGGAGTAGGCACAAACATTCAACTAGTCAAAGTTGATAGCCTAAAAACACCTGAGCCGTATTCAGAAACTCTTGTTAACGGATACGACAGTGATCCGTTTGATAACGGAGGACTAGAGCAAACTAAAGACGCCCCAATTTTACAAGATTATATATTAATTAACAGAGCTAGCTCTGACTTGAATGCTTGGAGCAGATACAACCGTTGGTTCCACCGCAGAGTTATTGAAGCAACTGCGGCATTAAATGGATTCAATCCAACAATTGAAGAAACTGCCAGAGCAAAACGGCCAATTATCGAATTTGATGCAGGACTACAATTATTTAACTATGGTACAAATGGTAAACGTTATGTTGATGTGATTGATGTTACGCAAACGGATGCACTTAGTAATGTAAACGGCACTGTTGGATACTTTAGTGAGCAATTCAATCTGACTCCTGGTGTTACCGTTGTGTTTACGCAAGACCCAGACACTAGACAAAATGTCTATCAGGTTAAAAAAGTAGATGAGGATAACGACAGTACTACTAGTAAAATTATTGTACTAGAACGCATTGATACAATTGAGCCTGGAGACGTACTAGTTAGTAACTTTGGTACGGGTGTACAAGGCAAAGCATACCATTTTAAAGATACAACTTCGGGTTGGGTTTCAGCACAGCAAAAAACTAAAATTAATCAGGACCCATTGTTTGATATATTCGACGCTACACACACTAGTTTCAGTGATGGTACCAAATATCCAAGCAGTACATTTGTCGGCAACAAATTGTTGAGCTACAAACGAGCTACAACTGGCAGTGCAGACACCGAGTTAGGATTTGCGTTAACATATAAAAACTTTGATTCCATTGGAGACATTGTCTTTGAAAACAACTATATTAAAGACACATTCCAGTATACTAAATCTGACACTGGTGCTACAAATTTAATTGTTAAAAGTGGACACGTACACAAATTTAAAAAACAATCTGACGGTACTACCAAACGTACCTTAGAAAATGGTTGGCGTAAGGTTATGCGCCCAAGTGAACAATGGCAAATTGTCCAGTATGATATCGACACAGAATTTTATAGTTTTGAAATAGGCAGTGCCAAGACTGAAATGTCCGGGTTCAGCACACTCAAAGTTTATTTAAATAATTTGTTTGTCGATCCCAGCAAATATACAGAAGTAACTATTAATGACAAATATTTTGTAACATTTACTGATGCACTGAATAAAGGTGATGTTGTTACAATCAAAGTTATTAGTCCTACAGTTAATTCCCTGGGTTATTACGACGTGCCACTTAACTTGGAAAACAATGCTAATAACGAAGATTTTACTGAGATTACTGTAGGCCAGGCACGTAACCATTTAACAGAATTAGCAACAAATATTCCAACACTGGTTGGCAACAGCTTGGGATCAAATAATATTCGTGACATTGACTATAAGAAATATCCTGGCAAAATATTGCAACATAGTGCAGGCAACATACTTCCTCAGTACTTGCTTACAAGCAAAGATGTTAACTTTGAAACTGCAATGCGTTATAGTATGGAAGAATATACCCGATTTAAAACTAAGTTTTTGGATAACATAAACACTTTAGATATAGATTTACGTAGTCCCAAAGATGCAGTGGATACTATTATTAGCCATATGGCAGGAACCAAGACTGATACTTTCCCATTCTTTTATACGGATATGATTGCCTGGGGTAGTCAAAAAAACGCAGTTTATCACCAGATAGATGATACTAAACAAAGAGAATTTGAATTCACTACAGAGTACAAAGCAAATACCGTCAGTAATCAAGCTATTCTAGTATACATTAAAAGAAATAATGAGTTTATTCTACTAGTAAATGAACAGGATTACACAATCTTGACCAACAAGATTGCTATCCAATTAAGTAAAAACTACGTTACCCTAGTGGGTGATGAGTTACAAATTGTAGAGTATAATAATACCAATGGTAGTTTTGTGCCACCTACTCCCACTAAGATGGGGCTATGGCCCAAGTGGTATCCTCAAAAATACACTGACGATAGCTACAGTACCAGTCAGACAGTCGTAAAAGGGCATGACGGAAGTATCTGGGTAGGATATGGTGACATGCGAGACGATATCGTCCTGGAACTAGAAAAACGTATCTTTAATAATATAAAAACAACTTATACCAGAGATTTGTTTGATTGGGCTGATGTTATTCCTGGCTATTTTAGAAATACCCTAGGGGATAGAAATACATTTGTTAACATCTATAGGAAATATTTTGCTAGCTGGGCATACAAGAACAGACTAGACTATACAACCAACAATGGCTTTAATAGCGATGATACCTTCACTTGGAACTATTCTAATACCACATTTACCAATAAGTGGAGACTTCCTGGTTACTGGAGAGGGGCATACCGTTGGCTATATGATACTGACACCCCACACAGTACCCCCTGGGAAATGTTTGGATATAATATTAAACCCACCTGGTGGGAGCAACGTTATGGACCAGCGCCATACACTGCCGGTAATACTGTGCTCTGGGAAGATTTACGTGACGGTAAAATTTATGCAGACGGCACGTCTACCACTTATACAGTAGATGCTAAAATTAAACGTACTGGCATACTAGATATGTTGCCTGTTGATGCACAAGGCAACCTAGTAAGTCCTATTGATAGTGTTACGAGTAGTAGTGGTGGCGACAATGCTCATAGAAACAGTTGGCGTATCGGTGACGGTGGTCCAGTTGAAAATGCTTGGTTACGCAGCAGTGAGTGGGCGTTTGCATGTCAAATTGCTGGTGCACTTATTAAACCTAGTAAATATTTTACACTGTTATTTGATACAAATCTTTTTTCCTACAATGCAGACTACGATCAAATACTACAAAAAGATAGAACATATAGACCCAAAATAAATGACTTAAGAATTAATGGTGTAACAGACAATGGTGTAGTTAATCGTGTAGAAGGTTACAACCAATTTTTAGAAAACTATATGACAGGTTATGGCAAGAATAAAAGTGACTTGCAAACACGTATACAAAACTTAACTCAAAATCTTGCATATAAGGTTGCAGGGTTTACAGATAAATCACAACTTAAAGTTATTATAGAAGTAGCGAGCCCTAGTAGTGTTAATCAAAACATCTTTTTACCTGATGAAAACCTAGCAGTGCATCTACAGGAGAGCCAGCCACTTGATAGAGTGTTTTATAGTGGTGTTAATATTATTAAACGTGTTAATGGCTACGAAGTTAAAGGGTTTGATATAGATGATCCTGTTTTTAGAATTATACCAAGTCAGCGTAGTCAAAATGTAAGACTAAAGACTATTGGTTCTAGAACATTTACACTTTATGATGACTTTAAAAGAGAAATTGCATTAGTACCGTATAATACACTGTTTACAAGTATTAATCAGGTTGCAGACTTCCTTAATGCGTACAATCGCTACCTTAATTATAAGGGTATTACATTTGAATCACAAAACTCAAATGGCAAACTACTGGACTTTAATACTGGGATAGATGAATTTGGTCTTTGGATTGAACAAAACTGGGAACCCGGCACTGTGTTGAGTATCAGTCCAGGCCTACAACAGCTCACTATTGACAGACCTCTTACAACAGTTGCTGATCTTTCTAAAACTATTGCACTACGAAATAACAACAGTGCTCCTATCAAAGTAAAAGATTATAATGTTGAAAGAATCGATAATAAAACCATTGTGTCTGTTAACAACGAAAACGAGTATATGTATAGTGCTAAATTGGATCCTGTGCAGTATGAACACGTACTTGTTTTTGATAACATTACAATCTTTAATGACATAATATATCAACCCTCACTCGGTAACAGACAGGAACGACTTAAAATTGTTGGCACACGTAGCGGCAATTGGAATGGCACACTACAGGCACCTGGCAGTACACTAAGTCAGGACACTGTAGACGTTTGGCAGTCACAACAGGATTACAAACGTGCAGATACAGTAAGTTTCAGAAACAAAATATATGTAGCAAGCAAAGATCATACTGGATCAATAACATTTGATAATGCCAACTGGTTGCTTGTAAAAAATATGAAGACAGGACTGCTACAAAACACAGCATCCAAAGCCAACAGTTTCCAAAGTTTTTATGATACTGACAGTATCAATTTAGAAAGTGCTACAGACAAGGCAGGCAAAGGACAAATAGGATTTAGAAATAGAGAATATTTAGAAAACTTAGGCTTAGATGACACAAGTCAGATAAAATTCTATCAGGGCATGCTTAAAAATAAAGGCACCACAGCGGCCCTAGACAAACTTATCAAAGCTAAGTTAACCAATCTTGAGCAAGAAATTAATGTTTACGAAGAGTGGGGATTTAGAGTAGGCGAGTATGGAAGTATTAGCAGCAACCAGGTGATTGAACTTGAAATTGATGAAGCTAATGCACAGAAAAATCCATTTAATTTGCAACTTATTGATAATGGTGAGGCTGTAGACGCTGATGTTATTGGAGTTATAGAAAAAAACATATATAAAAAACCCGATAACTATACTAAAAATATTTTCCTCGATCGGGCCACTGGTGCAGTTAAAAATGACTTACTAAGCGCAGGCTTTCCAAGGTTAGATGATGTTGATCTTACTGTATTCAGTATTGACGAGTTAGAGACTGAACTTACTAACAAAATTGATACAATTGGCCGTGCTGATAAAATATGGGTTGCTAGCCGTAATAGCACCTGGGATATGTTGCGTGTTAGTGAAACAGCAGTAAATATTATAACTGTTGAACAAAATGTAGCACCACAGATTACTTTTAGTACAGATGGCAATCATGGACTTGTTAAAGATGATTACATTATTGTTAAAGGAAGTAACATTGTTAAAGGGTGTTACAAAATAACTAGTGTGCAATCTCCTACGCAATTCACTGTCATTGACGAGAATTTAACTGTTGATGCCATTGATAACACACTGCTGCCGTTGTTTAAATTAGAAAGTGTGCGTTATGCCACTCCTAACCTAATTTCAACAACTAATCCACTTTATGGTTGGGCGCCTAACGAAAAGATTTGGGTAGATTCTACTAGTACAGGAAAATGGGCAGTATTTAACAAACGCAATCCCTATGATGCAAACACGCAAATTAGTGCAAACAGTGTTAGTGCTAGTGATCAACAAGGCGCTAGTGTAGACGTTAGTGCAGATGGGCTGACTTTTATATCAGGAAGTCCAGGCAGAACAACTGTTGTAAACTTTGCCAAAGATGAAAATGGTACGTTTAATGAAACAGGCGAAAAAACTATTAGTAGTATTAGCAGTACGCTGGGCGGGTTTGCAGATAGTGTAGCTTATGGTAAAGAATGGGTAGCAGTTGGTGCTCCAGGTACAGACACAAACAGAGGCGCAGTATTCATTTACAACAGAACCACAACAGGTGACATTAATATCAAACAAGCCATTGTTCCTAGTATTGGGGCACAAAATGATGAGTTTGGCTATAGTTTAGCAATTAGTAATGATGATAGATTTTTATTTGTTGGATCACCTGGCAGTGACGAAGTGTATATGTATAGTTTGACTACTCATGCAGTTACTGACGATAATATTGCAACACTTACATGTGATGGAAGTACTAGTACTTACTCTCTTGGGTTTACTCCTGTTGGTGGAGACGAATTACTAGTACAGGATAGAAACGGAAAAACTTACCTAAACGTAACTGACTATACTGTTAGCGGAAGCAATATAACGTTCATTAGTGTTCCAGTTGCTAGTCTTGTCGTTGTTGTTAGGCGCAGTAGTCACTTTAAGTTCCTACATCGAATTAGCGGTACGGCTTCAAGCAGATTTGGCCACAGTATTGCAGTAGATGCTATTGGACAAACCCTAGTAGTTGGAGCCCCGCACGATAGTTCTAGTGTTAACAAAGCAGGCAGTATTAGCATTTACCATCAAGAGATTGAAAGATTTATTGGTGATGGCACTACAACAGATTTTACTACAACTGGCACAATACCAGATAATATGGAATTTATTGAAGTTAATGGCACTACAATGTTGGCGGCAACTGGCGCATTTGGTGGATTTACTAGCGACAGTAGTGCAAATAGATACCGTCGAAGTGGAAATACTATTAGTACACAATTTATTCCCAGTGCTGGAGATATAATTGAAGTATATATTGGACAGTGGAATAAAGTACAAGATAGTGCACAAGGTGATGATTATGGATTGTTAGCTAGTGAACTAAAATCGGACTCAGAGTTGTTTGGCTGGAGTGTTGGTATAGACACATATGGTGCAATAATTGCTGTTGGTGCGCCTGGTGAAGATAGTGTTAATGTAAACACAGGATCTGTTTACGTCTTTATAGACGAAGCGAGGAGATTTGGCAACACCACAACAAAAGCAACAAGTTTTGATACTGATGCTAGTAGTACTATCTTTATTAACAACGTAGAAGTTGCACTAACTAATACAAGTGATCCTGCCACAGTTAAAGCAACTATCGATGCTAAAAATATTAGTGAAGTAACAACTAGTGTTGCAGGAAATCTACTAACAATTAGTAGTACAAATAAAACAACGAATACTAAGCTAAGTGTGCGTCCAGGCACAGGTGCTGACTATGAGAGTACTAGTAAATTAAACTTTGAACCTTTTGTAATGACACAACGATTTGATAATCCAAATGGTAGCGATAACGAAAACTTTGGGCTGGATGTTAGGTTTGATAGATTTACCCCAACCGGAAACAATGCTGCACAAACGCTTGTTGTATCAAGTGATAAAGCAACTACACTGTTGCCAACAAGATTTGATGTTGTTAGTACAATAGAAACTACAACTTTTGACAACGGCAGTACGCAATATATAGAAAATGTTAACGAAAGTGGTGCTGCATATGTGTATGCACTATTAGAACCAGCCGGAGTTGCTGGCGTAAATAACAGTCCACTATATGCATACGGACAACAGTTGCGTAGTACAACGATTGACCATTTCGACAGTTTTGGCTGTGCAATTGCTGTATTAGATAACAGGATTTATGTAGGTAGTAAAAACGACGACCAGTTCAAAGCAAATGGCGGCAGTACTTATGAATTTACTAATACTACTAGAACCGGGGTGTGGAATACGCTGCGTACTCAAGATGATAAAGTAGACATTAATAGTGTCAACAGAGTTATCACATATGATAAACGCAATCAGCAAATTATAAGTTTTCTTGATACTATAGACATTGCCAAAGGTAAACTACCAGGACGGGCCCAGGCAGAGCTAAATTTTGTAACAGAGTACGATCCCGCAATTTATAGTATTGGTAACAGTGCTCGCCTACAGGTCAATGCTAATAATGCCTGGAATAATGAATACGTGAGTAAAACTTGGTGGGATATCACACAGTGCCGTATTTTAGATTACGAACAAGGTGAATTAGCATATCGTAGAAATAATTGGAATGCGTTCTTCCCAGGAAGCGAAATTGTAGTTTGCGAATGGGTAGAAAGTCAGGTATTGCCAAGCGAATATGTTGCCAATGGTGGCGAAGGTGTTCCGCTATATCCAGATGACAGTGCTTACAGCCAAAATCTACAATTCAATAGTATTAGTAATACTACTAAGACACTTTACTATTATTGGGTAACAAACAAAGATAGCTATCCTAATAATGAAGTACGCTCAATCAGTACTAATGGCATTCAAGCACAAATTAATAATCCAATAACTGCTGGTATTAAATTTATAAGTTTAATTAGTAATAATTCAATTATGCTTAATAATATAAAACCTGATCTTAACGATAAAAATACTATTGTTGCTATAAATTATGATAAACTCCGAAATGACGGAGTGCTACATAGTGAATTTGATTTAGTTGCTGAAGGGGATCCAGATCAAATCATACCTAATAGAATCTGGAATAAAATTGTAGACAGCATGTCAGGTGCAGATATCCAGAGTAACATTATTCCAGATCCCACACTGAGTGCTGGCGAAAAATACGGAATAGGTATACGTCCAAGACAAACAATGTTTGTTAATAGACAAGAAGCTGCTAAAGTGATGGTAGATTTTGTTAATAAAGAATTTGCAAAGTTGCCCATTGTGCGTAACAATGTTATTACTGGCTTTACAGTCAGCGATCCGATCCCAACAAAAAATAGTGGGGAATGGAATCAGAAAGTTGCTGACATAACAACTAGAGATTATTTAAACACTGAAATACTTAGTGCAGGATATCTAGTGTTAGTGGAACAAGATACTAACTTTGATAACCAGTGGACAATATATATTCTTGAGGGTGAAGGAGATCAGAAATCCTGGACCCTACGCAAAATACAAGGATATGACACTGCTCGCTACTGGGATTACGTAACTTGGTATGCAACCGGTTATGATGTGCATACAGTTCCTAACTATCAGGTGACTAACGAACCACAGTTATTAACACTTACCCAAGCAACAGAAGGACAGATTGCAAAAGTACTTTCCAATGATGATGGCAACTTTAGTTTGTTTTGTAAAAAAGGTGCTAATTGGGACGAGGTTGTCATTGAGCGTGGCACAATAAAACTACGTGATACTATCTGGGACTATAGTAATGCCACTTATGGTAGTTATGTTGGTTATGATAATAGCAACTTTGACTTTGGACAATTTGATAGAATCCCACAGGTTGAATTACGTCAACTATTAAACACCATCAAAAATGATATCTTTATTAATGAACAACGGCTACTTTTTAACACACTATTCTTTAGATTAATTGAGTATAGCCTACATGAACAAAACTTTGGTGTTGATTGGGTGTTTAAAAGCAGCTTTATTAAAACTATACACAAGCAGAGAGATCTAAATCAATATCCTACATATAAAAACGATAACAGTCTGTTCATTGAACAATTTATTCAAGAAGTAAAACCGTACCATACTAAAATTAGAGAATACATTACAGCATATGACGGAAATGACAATTTTGACGGAGACATAACAGACTTTGACGTTCATACATTTTACGATGAGCAATTGGGATACTTCCGCAAACCAAGTGGAGACTACCAAGGCGATTATATTACAAGGATTGCCGGACCCAACAAGCCCTGGGCTGACAACTACGGCTATTACCTAAACACAGTAGAAATATATGCTGCTGGCACAGGCTACACATCTAATCCTGAAGTAACAGTGAGTTTGCCAGATTTAGTTGGAGGCACACAAGCAACTGTACAAGCAATCTCAAACGGTGATAGTATTGTTAGCGCACAGGTGCTAAACAAAGGAAGTGGCTATACCAAGACCCCAACAATAACAATTGACACTGGTACAGCAGGCACAGGCTGTGTATTACTCCCACGTATTAAAAATGACACACACCGTGAATTTGATACAACACTTAAATTTGACAGGATTACATACAGTAGTAATATTAAAACATGGTCCGCTAACACTGCATTTGCGTATGAAGATTTAGTAGTATATCAGAATCCAGACACAAAAGTGCAAGAACTTTATCAAGTCCACGTAACGGACGGAACAACTACAGGTGCTACGTTTAGTACTGAAGATAGCACGGGCACAGTAGTGTTTGTTGCATATGCTGACGAAAATGTAGCAAGTGCAGCAGATAGAATAGAAGCATACTATGTACCATTAACTGGAATGATTGGTGATGACTTAGCTCTACTACAAGAAGGCACTGATTACACTAGCACAAGAGTTGGTGGGGTAGGCTTTGATAAAGAGCCAGGATTTGACAGTGCAAACTTTGACACATTAGGTTTTGACGATTTTGAAATTGATGTAGATGGATTACGTGTACTCAGTGGTCAAAGTGCATTTGATACTACAATAAGCAGTACATTTAAAGACCTCGCACTAGGTACACGCCCAGAAGATATTAACATAGATGGCGGCGCTTTTGTAGACGAATACAATAGTCATGCACCAGAAGAAGTTGTGCCAGGCAGAGTATTTGATACACTCGACATGGAGATTTATACTGATCCAAGTGATGACTTTGAGGCCGACGGTAATAGTTTCCCAATTACTTACAGAACATATTTAGGTGACGGTAGCACTAAACGATATAATTATGCAGGCGATATACAAGCAGATCAGGTTACACTAGTAATTGCTTATTTAGGTAGCACACCAGAGCGTAACTTTACTCTTGATTATGAAACTAGAGAAATAGTATTTGATACTGCACCAGCAGCCAATAGTAATATTTTTATATACGGTTACGGATCAACAGGCGAAAAACTAACACATGAAGAAACAATTATTGCAGATGGTAGTACACTAGCATATGCTCTTGCGATTCCATTTACTCGTGTAGCACAAATGCAAGTACTAGTGGATGGCCAAGAAACAACAAACTTTACATTTACAGAGGTAGATGGACGCACAGTTGTATCATTTATAAGTATAGTTCCCGGGAACGGACAAGAGTTGCACTTCCTTACAAGCTCACTCGCTGCTGGCAGACTGCCATTTACAAAGCCAGTACAAAAGACATTTACTTTAGATGGCAGTAATAGAACAATTTCTATTGGTGAAACTGTGCAGTATGGAGAACCACTAGAAGGTAATATTATTGTAGAGCTCAACGGTATAAGACTTACTCCAACAAATGCTAGCCACTACACATTAGATGGTAGTACGACTTACTATAGAGCACCAATTAGTAAAGGTGAAACAATTGCAAATACAATTGATGGACAGATTGGTGTTGCACATATTAAAAAGAGTACAAACCAAACAATAAACCTTAACAGATATCAGGACTATAATGTAACTACATTGGCTGAGGCATTTGACGTTACGGCAGATAGCAGTGTAACTACTGTAGACGCTGATAGTGTTACTGCTGACCAGGATGGCGCAGGCACAGATTACCGTGCAGTTCAATTAAACAGTGCACTCACGTCTGGTGATAGCCTAATTGTTTATTATAACAATGGTGAATACACTACAGACGGCACTAACCTTTATATTAACGAAGAGATTAGTATTAGTAATGGTGACGAACTAGTAGTAACAATGTTTAGTAACCATGATCCGCTTAGAATACAAACACAGGTATTCAAAGGGTTGGGCACTGATATTACAATTGTTGCTTTTGATTATGATGGAATTGCTTACGATAGCAACGAATACGATGGACTAACAGAAGCTGGTACCGCACAGGCAAGATATAGGTTAGATAGAACGCTGACAGCAACTAGTAACCTTAACTATCTCTGGGTTACAGTTAATGGTACAAAATTGCATCCAGGCCAATATGGTGTAGATGGCACAGGTAGACTGGATCTAAGTAACTTTGATGGTGTAACATTGGATGCTGACAGTATCATTACTGTAACTAGTATTAGTGAAAATATAGTGCAACCAACAACAGGATTTAGAGTATTCTATAACATGTTAGGCGAAACTGAGTACTTTAGGCTGTGTGCAGACACTTCAACTAAACTTAGCGTGGAACTTAAACCTGCAGATACTAAAATCTATGTTAAAGATGCAAGTGTGCTTACTACAGTAACACCAACAAGTAAATTTCCTGGAGTTATATTTTTAGGCAACGAACGCATTACTTACTGGGAAATAGATACAACAAACAACTATGTTACAAATATTAGACGTGGCACAGGCGGAACAAGGTTTGCTACAGAACATAGAGTAGGAACAACAGTTGTTAATAGTAGCGAAGACGAACGTTTACCACAAACAAACACTCACACAAATACCTGGTATGATCTAGGAACAGGAACGGCTGCAAACGGCCTTGGCTTGCAACAATCTGCTGGTTTAAATGCACAATTCCTCAAGGACTGTGAAGCGATTATACCAAATTATCTAGTAGAACTTAGTGCTGATAGCTATATTGTAGATGATTATGTTGCCGAGGGCTACATTGAGGAACAACAATAAAATGGAAATAAATAACATAAAGGTTAAGCTAACATGGCAATAGTACTTCGCAGTCAAAAGACATCACCCATAACGTTTGAAGAAATGGACGGTAACTTCACTGACATTAATGGTAGGATGACTACTGTTGAAGCAAACTATGTGAAAACCGTTAATGGAGTACCCGCTACCAGTGCAAATATTACACTGACTAGCGCAAATATTACAGAAGGTTCTAATTTATATTATACTGATGCAAGATCTAGAGCTGCAATTAGTGTCACTGATGCAGGCGGTGACGGAAGTTTAAGTTATAATAACAGTACTGGCGTACTAACCTATACAGGCCCCAGTGCATCAGAAGTACGCACACATATTAGCGCCACAACAGCAACAGGTGTTACATATACATCAGGAACAGGCGTTATTGCTCTTGCAAGTATTCCTAACTCTAGTATTGCAAACAGTACTATAACACTATCAGGAGACACTGGGTCAACTGCTATTGACTTGGGAGACACACTAACAGTATCAGGCGGCGAAGGCATTGACACAGCTCAATCAGGTGATACTCTAACAATTAGTGCAGAAGATGCAACTGCTAGCAATAAAGGTATAGCTAGTTTTAGCTCAGATCACTTTACGGTTAGTACTGGCGCAGTAACAATTAAAACAGACGGCATTGACGACACACATATTGATTTTGGCACAGGCACAAACCAAGTTAGTACAGCAGACTTACCAGAACAAACAAATTTATATTATACAGACGCTAGGGTGCTTACAAAAATACAAGCAACTAGTATTGATGAACTCAGCGATATAACACTAGGAACACTCACTAATGGATTTGGGTTAGTATATAATTCATCATCGGGTAAAATTGAACTAGCAGAACTGCCAGGCGCAGCAGGTGGTGAAGCAAACCGAGTTATTAACAGACCAGTTGCAAACAGCGTAGGACTGTTTAAAGAAAAAGTAGGTGTTGAGTTACGTTTTAGAAGTATTACAGGCGATAGCAATGTAATTCTTACACAAAATACTGATGATGTTAACATTGCACTTTCTAGTTCACCAGAGTTCGGCAATATTAAAATTAACAGTGCTGCAAATACTATTGAAAATACAAGTACAAACGCAAACATAGAATTGAAGCCAAACGGATCTGGCATTGTAAACATTAGTGGCGCTCTTGCTGCAAGTGGTAATATTACAGGAACACTTGCAACAGCCGCACAAACTGCTATTACTAGTG